ATAGAAACAGCGGGAACAGGGTTGTAATCAATAACTCTGTTTTCGACCGCCAACTGCATTATCTGTGATGCGCTATTCTTTATTTCAATGATAGTGGCGCGAGAGTACGGTTTGCCTGTCCTTTCATTGGGTGTGGTCGAACAATCTATCAATATCTCTTGGAAGTCGCTTGTGAGGAGCTTTGAAATTTTGAGGTTATAAAGCGGCATTAGGTTATTGGAACGAGCTTTGTATGTGGCATATCTGCCGTTGCTTACGCTTATCTTCTTTATTTTCAGCCAACGCTCCATCCAGTAACCGAAGGTGTCGCGCTCGGCAGTCAGATCAAGACCTTTGCCGAGCTTTAGCTTGACTTCTTGAACCTTTTTGTCAAGCTCTCTCTGGGTAGAAGCATAGACATACTTGTACTTTGGTTTGCCTCCGATATTTCCGAGATATACTTGCGCTTGGTATCTACCGTCCGGGCGTTTCTTGTTTTTCGACATAGTAATTCCCCCTTTTCACTTAATTCTCTTAAAAAATACACTTAATTCAGCGCAAAGTCAGCGAAAAAGTGTATCTCGTTTTCAAAAACGCCAATTTTTGAGCGTATTTCTTGACAAAAACGGGAGAATATGCTATATAATATAACCGTCTTAGGGTGTGCTTATAGCATATCTCAAACACTTATCCTCTCACCGAGGGCCAGTCGGTGAGGGGATTTATTTGTTGAAAAGGTCGGCGTGAGTGCCGGTGCGGACGAGGGAAAGAACAAGAACATTCTCGACGATTTCGTAGATCAGGAGCCAGTCCGGCTCAATGTGACATTCTCTGTAGCCCTTCCAGTTGCCGGAGAGGGCGTGGTCGTCATAGTCCTTTTTAAGCAGCTCCTCGTTAGTGCCGGCGGCGATAAGGTCAATGACCTCGAACATCTTGTCTGTGTCGAGACCGCGCTTCTGAATGAGCTTGTAGTCCTTCTTGAAGCGCGATGTGAATTTTACGGTGTATTTATTCTGCATCGAGAGCCTCCCGTAGAGAATTCATGTCCGAATAGCCTTTTACGTTCGGGTCATGTGCTATCCGATCTGACTCACGCATAGCGGCTATGGTCTCGGTGTTCGGTTCGCTTGCGAATCCTGCGAGGTTATTCAGCAGAGTGAATAACGCTTCTATCTGCTCATCGGAAAGCATATCGAGAGCAGAAACTATTTTTTCTCTTGTACTCATAGTGATTCCTCCTTTTAGTTTGCTGGTTCCAGTTGTATTCAGTAATTTTTTATGTATTCGCGTTTTCCCCGTAGAAAATCCTACCATTCTCCAAATTGTTTTTATAATAACAACCTTTTGCATGGAATTTATCGGGAGCAAGACATTCTTTCGCATTTGAACATTCTACATATCTGTGACAACAGCCGAAACGCTCCGTAGGAGGATAGTCTTCTACATACTGAGGGATATATTTCCGAAGGAAAGACTCGGCTTCATCATAGGTCGAAAAATAAGATTGTATATAATCCTTGGGAGATTTAATATCAATGATATCGGTTCCGTTGTGCTCTTTTACCATTTCGTCATATTTTTTCGGGACAACAATTGTAAATTTTGACAGAGTAAACCTGAACACCAGAGTTTTGTTAAATCTTCCCGAAAAACCTATGACGGATGATTTTATCTTGTTGTCAGAAATTTCAAAAAGGTCTTGTGAATATCCATCGATCTTACAGACCGTATAAACTATGTCCTTTAAACTTTCTATTTCGTTTTTTACTTCTCCGAATGTGATTTGTTCCATATATCCTTCAGCACCTCTGATTCTCGTATAATTTTGATTTTTCCGCCCTTTTCCTGTAATTCCAGTGCTCTTTGTACTTTCGTGCCATAATTCCCACAGGCCCATGATTCACTGCCGCGCCCGCCAACGATGAGATAATCTAACGCCTTTACTACGGAGCGGCTTAAATCGGCGCCGGCATTTATCAATGTTTGCTCAACATCACTTCTTGAACCACAGTCAAACTCGCCGGTAATGCACACCAGTTTTCCGTTAAGGTCTATGCTGTTTATTGTTTCTGTTTTATTCTCAATGGGATCCACAATAGCGGCAAGTGTCGATGTAATGTCCTTTTTGCCGTCAAGAGCCTGAACAACCGCATCATATTGATAGTTACCCTTGAGATTGGCATGCTCATTCAGCCACTTTCTTAGATAAGTGATTTCATTCTCTTCGATGTTTCCGTCGCATATAATGCCCTCTACAATACCAACTAAACGTATGAGTAGTTTTGTTGTATCGGAGACAGGAACATAATTACTTCTTTTCTTTTTGTGTTTGGATATGTTTCCTGAATTTCCTTCCTTGTCTATCATCATTGCATTATACACTTCGATGTTGGCAAGACAGTCGCTCAACGCGCGGTGTGCATAAGCGTTCTCAATACTGTAGTATTCACACAATGAGGTCAAACTATAGCTGGGTAAGTCGGGAAGGATTTTCTTTGCGACATACAGTGTATCTAAGTATTGATTTTTGACATATTTTTTTAACTGAAATCCAACCTCTCGTAATATTTGCAGATCAAAAGCCGCAATGTTATGTCCAAGAAGTATGCTGTCGCCGATAAAATCAAGAAAGTCATCAAAGATTTCTTCAATGGAAGGTGCATTTGCAACATCGTCATCGCTTATGCCGTTAATGCTGTATGTGTAGGGGTTAACCGGTTTGTTTGGTTTTACAAGGGTGCTGTATTGTCCTACAATTTCGCGGTTCACTACCTTTACAGCACCTATTTCAATGATTTCCGCTGTATGTATATCTCCGCCGGACGTTTCGATATCAACACATACATAATCGGTGCATTCTTTGGTTGTATTTGCACTGAAGCCCATTTTCACTTTGTCCCTTCATTTCTTTTTTATATTATCATTTGTTGTTAGTGACAAACATCTTTGTTTGTGATATAATATGGTTACTGTCGGCAGATAAAAAATAAAAAGAGGTGAGAAAAATGTCCGAAGCGGAAACGGTCGCCAACGAGGGCGAGGTCGCAGCAATAGAAAAAGCAATAACCGCACTCGAAATGTTCATAAATCTGCCGCCAGATAAGCAGGAGAAAATCATCAATTCTGCAAAAGACCTTTTATCTGAGCAATAATCATATCTTGATGTTCTGGCTTAAGCTGTAAAAACAAATCAAGAAGTATTTTGACCCGTCCGCTACCTTCGTCGGTGGCGGACTCTTTGTCGTCCCAACCAAGCCAATGCTTAGGATCTGCTCCGACGGCTTTTGCGATATCAACAATTTTATCTATTGGAACATTTGCAGAATTGCCGGATAAATACCTCTGTATTGACGATTTGGGTATTCCAGTTAAATCAGCGATTTCTCTCTGAGAGAGTCCGGATTTATCTATATCTCCTTTTATTGCACGATAATCAAGGTAAGTATTCTCCATATAATCAACCCCTTTCCAGAGTATTATATCACATCTGCCCCAATTTTGCAATAGAAAATTTCAAATTTTTTAAATTTTGTTTCAAAAATGGGTTGACAAATCGCAAATTTTGTGGTACTATAAAAACGACCCAAATATGGGGCAAAGAAAGGAGGGATTTAAGTGCTGAACGCAAAGGCATTAAAGGCTAAAATGGTCATAGCAGGTGTTACCCAGCGGGAGCTTGCGGACAAAATAGGTATGTCAGAGGGTACTATGACATCACGCCTAAAGGGGAAAAGCCCCTTTACACTGAAAGAAGTTGCTGACATTTGTAAAGAGCTTAGTATTGTCAACGGAGACGAGAAGGCTCAAATTTTTTTAGCTTGATTGCCCCAAATATGGGGCGACGGAAGGAGCATCAAAATGCTAAAGGAAGATATCAAAGCCTACTTGTCCTACATCAAAGAAGACAACCTGTTCACAGAAGATCAGCTCATGCGCATGCAGATACTGCCGTGGCACGACTTGGTGACGTGCATCTGGTTACTCTCGGATGCGGGCAAGACCGGCGCTAAGTCCCTCGCGGAGATCGACAGGGAGTTTCGGAACCTAATGAGAGAAAAGGAGGGAATAACAGAATGAGCAAAGGTTTAACAGACGAGGAAGTGCGAGAGGAGATAGAACTGCTTACCAAATGCCAGGATGTGTCGCTCGCAAGGGCGGAGCTGCGGCAGAAATACCGCGAAAGACAGCGCCTTTACACTCTGCGCAATCTGGCGAAGCGGGGCGCGGAACTCCGGGCGCAAGGCAAAAACATCGAGGATTTCCGTGCCAAAGACCCCGAAGACGAGGACGATCTGCTTATAGCGGCAACGGAAGGAGCAGTACAATGAATGGGAGCATCACAAGAATAACGGATCCGTTCAATCCGAGCAAAGTATGGGTCGTCAAGCACTACGGCTGCGGTAACTACTATGTTAATCAAGAGGTGTGCGGCAGACAATTCAATCACCGGTACGTTCGCGTCACCTTGAGACATCTGAGGGACGTTCTCTTTGAAAGGAGTTGATAATATGCCGAGAGAAAAGAACAAACGTGTGCTTATTTATGATTGGTCGAAGGTGCCTATAATGTTCGATGTGGCATACGCTGCAAATTTGCTTGCGTTTACTTACGACCATACACGAAAGCTGTGCGTATCGGGAGAGATACCCGCTCACAAGGTAGGCCGCAACTCGTGGCGAATCAACAAAAGCGAGTTTATGGAGTATGTCGGTGCAAAGGAGAGCGTATGAAGATCGTAACCGAGAAATCTGCACTTACTACGGACAAGCAGTTCCGGGAACGGGAGCTGCCAAAGCAAAAAGAACACAAGGCGGAGAATACCGACGAGCATAAGGTTTCATTCCGCGAAGTGTTCATGGAAGTACAGCGAAAGGAGCAAAAGTGAAAGAAGGAAAAACATTACAGCATTTGGCAATGGAGATCAAACGCCAACAGGCAGAAGCGAAAGACTATCTCGCAGACACGAGCGCACTGTCTATGGAGACCGACAGCAGCACAACGAGACTTGTGCTCGGCGGCAGTAACTACGGAATAACTGACATAGCACACGGGCAGATAGGTGAATACCTTCAGATACCGAGCAAGTATTACGAGAAAATGAGGACAGAAAGCCCCTCTCTTCTCGCCACAAATGTAAACCATTGGTTCCAAAGGGCACCGCAGACCGCAGAGCCGGTACAGAAAATGGTGCGCACCCTCGACGGCAACGTGAGAGCATTCCTCTCAAACAGATACCGCAGGATAGATAATGTGCAGGTTGCTGAAACGGTTCTGCCGATAATCGGTCAGATGCAAGGTGCAGAGGTCAAGTCTTGTGAGCTGACGGATCGCAAGATGTATCTGAAAGTGGTCAATCCCCGTCTCACGACGGAGATACGCAAAGGAGATGTCGTACAGGCGGGGATCGTCATATCGAACAGCGAGGTAGGGCTTGGATCAGTCAATATCGCACCTCTGATCTACCGTATGGTCTGCTCCAATGGAATGATCGCGCAGGACGGCAACGTCCGGAAGTATCACATAGGGCGTGTCAATGAGGCTGATTACGATATGGGAATATTCCGTGATGATACCATAGCTGCTGATGATGCGGCATTTATGATGAAAGTCCGTGATGCAGTGTATGCGGCAGTTGAGCAGGCGATATTTGAGCAGATCGTCAGCAAGATGCGCGAGGCTACCGAAGCAAAGATCGACAACGGCTCAATGGTGCCAAAAGTCATAGAGCTTACGTCAAAGGACTACTCCATAACGCAGTCGGAGAGCGAGGGCGTTCTCGGACATCTGATCGAGGGCGGAGATCTCACCCTGTACGGAGTATCGAACGCAATCACACAGTACGCTCAAGATGTAAAATCCTACGATCGCAGCACGGAGCTTGAAACGATCGGATATAAGGTGTTGACAATGCCGAAGAAACGGTGGTATCAGAACCTTGCGATAGCGAGGAAAGAAAATGTATAGGTGCGGTGAAAGGGGTGAGAACAATATGATCTATACGACCTGTCCCGACTGTGGCGCAAATCTCGACCCGGGCGAAACCTGCGACTGTGCAAAAGAAAAGAAGCTGCCCGCGACCAACGACACAGCTTCAATTCAAACACAAACAGACAACGGTAAAACCGCGTCTGAGTACAGTATAGCAGATTTTCCCGAAATTGTCAAGTCGTTCGACCTGCGGGATTTGCGCCAGAAGAAAGAGCTGACCGTCAAGGACATTATCGCTGTATTGCAGCCGGAGTTCCCGGGATTCGACAAAACCGTGAACAGCAAGGCAGAAAATCCGCATAAGTACGGCGTGACGCTCTACTACAAGGCAGTTGACATTGTCCTGCGCAAGTTCGCGCCGGAAATGCTCACAAAGGAAAAGCGCCGCAGGAACGGCTATCACAAGCTGACCGCAATGCTCTCCTGCCGAGTTGATACCGATACATACAATCGGTTCAAGGCTGCAATAAAGAGAGCCGGATATGAGACCGTGCAAGCGGCATTGACGGAAATCACAATCAAGTTTATCGAAACGGAGGAAAACAATGGAAAATGAGATCATAGACGCTGTTCCGGTAGAGGAAGGCTCCCTGATCGTAGTCGAGCAGTTGCCTATCATCAAGCAGCAGCTCCAGCAGATCAAGGAGAAGTTCTCGGAAGAAACGGCAAGAGCCAAAGAAATGGAGTGTACAGAGGATACATTGAAGTCTGTCAGAGCGACCCGTGCGTACATATCCAAGATATTCAAGGCTCTGGAAGACAAGCGCAAGGCAGCCAAAAAAGCCATACTCGCGCCTTATGAGGAATTTGAGCAGGTGTACAAGGAGTGCGTCACCGACATATACAAGCCGTGCGACGAGGAACTTGCAGCGAAGATCGCAGAGGTCGAGAACGGCTTGAAAGCGGCAAAGAGAGCCGACGCGCAGGAGTATTTCGACGAGTACGCAAAAAGCATTATGATCGATTTCGTTACGCTGGACCGCGTCGGACTCAACATAACGCTGAATGCGTCGAAGAAATCCATACGCACACAGATCAAGACCTTTCTCGACAAGGTGAATGATGAGTTGCAACTCATTGAAACGCAGCCTAACAGCGCAGAAATACTTGTCGAGTATAAAATATCGCTGAATGTTGCACAGGCTATCACGCGCGTTTCAGAGCGCCACAAGGCTATCGAGGAAGAACAGCGCCGGAGAGAAGCTGCACAGGCAGTTGTCGAAGAAAGGGCGGCAGTTGTCGAAGCAGTTGACAAAGCAGTTGACGAAACTGCCGAATTCGCACCGCCGACAGCGGAGGCGGATCCCGAAGCACCGCAGGAAGAAGAAACAGTCGCAGAGAAGACCTACTCGACGACATTCACGGTCAGAGGAACGCTCCCGAAACTGAAAGCACTGAAAGAATTTTTGAACAACGGAGGATATGAATATGAGTGCGAATAGACCCGCATTTTCACAGGCACTTGCCACCGATACATACAGGCGGCTTATCAACAATACGCTCGGCGACCCCGAAAAGGCAAAAAGGTTTGTCGGAGCTATAACAGCAGCAGTGGCGACAAACGGAGCCTTGCAGGAGTGCGACTACGGCTCGATACTCGCGGGTGCTCTTCTCGGAGAAAGCCTTAACCTGTCGCCCAGCCCGCAGCTCGGTCAGTATTACCTTGTACCGTTCAAGGATAAGAGAGCGGGTATCAGCAAGGCGCAGTTTATTCTCGGATATAAGGGATATATCCAGCTCGCGCTTCGCTCTGGCTACTATGCCGATCTCGATGTAATGGAGATCAGACAGGGCGAATATCGCGGAAAGGATCCCACGACAGGAAAGCCGCGTTTCGCATTCGTCGAGGACGACGACGAGAGAGAAACCTTACCCGTTATCGGATATATGGCTTATTTTGAGTATCTTAACGGATTCAAAAAGGTTATCTACTGGACAAAGGAAAAAATGCAGGCTCACGCCGACAAGTATTCCCCCGCGTTCTCGCTGCTCAATTACAAGAAAATGCTCAAAGGAGAAATACCCGATAGTGAAATGTGGAAGTATTCGTCGTTCTGGTACAAGAACTTTGACGAAATGGCTAAAAAGACAATGCTCCGTCAGCTCATAAGCAAGTGGGGCGTAATGTCCACCGAGTTACAGACGGTATTCGACAAGGACGCAAAGTCAATCGAGATAACAGACGACGGCGATTTCGTGACCGGAGTCGGTGAGACAAGCACTATCCCACCGGGAACACAGATAGCGAGCGGCGAGACTGGCGCGGAAGAAAAAGTAAACCTGGACGAGATATGATATGGCTGATATACCCTACACAATAATCTCCACAGGCTCAAAAGGAAATGCCGTAGTGATAAATGACATAGTGCTGATTGACTGCGGCGTTCCTTTCAAAGCCCTTGCGCCGTACTACAAAAAGCTGAAGCTCGTCCTGCTGACGCACATACACTCCGATCACTTCAACAAGACTTGCATACGACTGCTCGCGGAAGAAAGACCGACGCTGCGGTTTGCTTGCGGAAAGTGGCTTGTGAATGCTCTGATCGAGTGCAAGGTGCCGAAAGCCAACATAGATGTGTTGAATTTCAACACCATATACTACTATGGTGCTTGTAATATGATACCGTTTCCGTTGACGCACGATGTACCTAATTGCGGTTGGAAAGTCCATTTCCCTATCGGAAAGGTCATATACGCGACTGATACTAACAATATGAACGGGGTGACCGCCCGGAACTACGATCTGTACCTCATTGAAGCCAACTACATTGACGAAGAGATTGAGGAAAAGATACGGCAGAAAAAAGCGGCCGGTGAATACGCTTACGAGATACGGGCGCAGCGGTATCATCAGAGCAAGGCAAAGTGCGACGATTTCATATATCGGAACATCGGCAGAAACGGCAAGTTTGAATATATGCACTGTCACAGGGACGAGGACGATAACGATGAAGGGTAAAATAACAGGTCTGACATTCAACGCCGACGGTACGCAGAATATAACGGTGACTACCGCGACCGATCTGCGAGCAGTCTATGACGAGCTCAAAGACAAAGAAGTCGAGTTCGGATTAAATATATACTCCCCGAAGCGGTCAAGAAACGCGAACGCTTACTGCTGGGAGCTGTGCGAGAAGATCGCAGATGTAATGTCGCGTGACGGTACAGTGTTCACAAAAGAAGAGGTGTACCGGCAGTCGATAAAGGAAGTCGGGATTTGGCGGGATTTCACGCTTGACCCCGACGACGCGAAAACGCTCCGCACGGCGTGGGAAATGCTCGGTGTGGGCTGGGTGACGGAACAGGTCGATTTCGCGCCCGACGGCGAAAATGTGGTTGTACGCTGCTACTACGGTAGCAGCAAGTACAGCCGTAAGCAAATGGGCAGACTGCTCGATAACCTCATTCAAGAGTGTGAAACTCTCGGTATCGAGCACAGACCGCCCGGCGAAATTGAAAAATTAAAATCATTGTGGGCGTCCGCGCCTACGGAAAGGAAATAACAATGGCAGACATCAACAACACACAGGAAACGACAATCGAGGAGACCGCAGAAACAGTTGCAACTCCCGAAACAAGCGGCATTACAGAGGACGAGGTAAAGGAGATCGTCGGTGATCCTATCCCCGAACTCCAGGAAACGCGGGAGCTCACAGCTCCGACAGTTGAGTACAAGTATATCAGCTTTGCAAAGATCCCCCTTGAAGAGTACAAGGAGCTTGCACAGAAAGAGGCGTTGCTTGAACTGCTGATCAAGGCGAAGAAAGAAAGCCCGTCCACTTATGCAGCTGATTATATACTCAATGTCTTAGCGGGAAAGGACGAAAAATGAACAGTTGTCAGCTTTTAGGCCGTATTTGCAACGACCTTGAACTAAAGGTCACGCCGAGTGGCATATCGGTAGTATCATTCAGCATAGCGGTGGATCGCTATATGGGTAAAGACGCGGAGAAGAAAGCCGACTTTATCAACTGCGTCGCATGGAGAACAACAGCAGAGCATATCTGCCGTTACTGGCATAAGGGAGACGAGATACTTGTTTCCGGATCGATCTCCACACGCTCATACCAAACCAAGGATAACAGGACCGTATATGTCACAGAGGTTATCATCGACAAGGCTGATTTCACGCACGGAAACAAGAAATCTGAACCGGCAGGCGGGAATAATCCCCCGCCGCCCGATCAGCCTTACGGCGGAACACAGAGCGCACCTGCGGCACAGCCGCAGCTGACAGTTCCACCGCCTCCGGAAGATGATGATTACCCGTTCTAAAAGGAGCGTACTATGGCGGAAAAGAAATACTACTGGATCAAGCTGAAACGAGATTTCTTCAAGCGCCACGACATTAAAATCGTTGAGGCTATGCCAAACGGCAAAGACTACATACTCTTTTATCTGAAACTCTTGTTGGAAAGCATCGACCACAAAGGCGAACTACGTTTCTCTGATACCATTCCCTACAACGAACAAATGCTGTCGGTTATCACTGGCACAAACGTTGATATCGTAAAGGCAGCTATGGAAGTATTTATCGGTCTGAATATGATCGAGATGCTTGATGACGGAACGATATATATGTCTGAAACCGAGAAACTGATAGACGGCGAAACCGCATCAGCAAAGCGTGTGAGAGATCACCGCGAAAAACAACGAGCGTTACAATGTAACACCAATGTAACAAAATGTAACACAGAGAAAGAGATAGATATAGAGAAAGATATAGAAAAAGATATAGAGTTAGAGAAAGAGTCAGAATTAGAGTTAGAGAGTAGGGCTGCTTCGCAGCCTGCTCGCTCACTCCCGCCGGACGAGCCGAAGCAAAAAAGCAAGCGCTTTGTAAAACCTACGCTCGAAGAAGTAAAACAGTTCTGCGCAGATAACGGCTATGACCTTGATGTTGATTACTGGTACGACTACTATGAGAGCAACGGGTGGAAGGTCGGAAAGAACGCAATGAAGGATTGGAAGGCAGCTGTACGTAACTGGACAAGAAGGAATATTGAGTCAAAAACTACTGCAATCCCCAAAAAGGAGAGCAAAATGGATATACTCAAAAGGATGTATAAGGAGGCATTAGATGACGAAAACGGAAACAATTCAAATAATAACAGCAATTAAACTTGCCTATCCAACATTCATGGAAAAAATAGAAGATGATACTTTTACCAGCATGGTAGAATTCTGGTATAAGTATTTTGAAAACGACAGTTATAGGCTTGTTGAGATAGCTTTACAAAAACACATCTCAACAAATAAATGGGCACCAAGTATAGCGGAAATACGAGAGCAAATGGCGAAGCTGATGCACCCCGATCTGATACCGCCCGATGTGGCGTGGAGCGTAGTGAAAGACTATATCTACCTTCGGGACTGTTACGTAAAGCTCCCGCCGCTTATCGCAAAGGTTATTGAGACTATCGGCACATCGACGCTCAAAGAGCAGCACGGCGGCCACGATAAGCAGATGTTTATGGATCTGTACACTCCAGCGTATGAAAGAGAGCTCGAAAAGGCAAAGATGCCGAAAGCATTAAGCGCCCGGATAGCTAAATCTGATGAAGCATTCGGCGGTGACGCGCTCAAAGCAATAGCGAGTATTTCAGAAGCAAAGGAAAAAGAAAGGAAAAGAATTGATGAAATCTATTACAGACATTATGCAGGACTTGGTTCGCTTCCTCAGAGCGAGGAAACAGGAAATTAGCGGCGTGGCGGTATTTATCCTCGTGATACTCGCCGCCGGATATGTCGAAACAGACTTTGTCAAGTCGCTGCTCTGCATAGGCGGGATAGCGATAGCCAAAAGGATAGGTCACTTGGAAGAAGTACATATCAACTAAGCCATTGATTCGAAAGGAGCATATTTATGGCAAGAACAGCGAAAAAGAATGATCGGTGTCCGTTCAAGGACGCCTGCGAGCAGAAATGCGAATGGAAGAACAAGGAGATCGAGTGCGATTATTACCGCTACAATGCTTGTCCTGGCAAGGAGCTCGAAGACCAGGAAGAGTTGAGAGAGCAGTACGCAGCGGAACACTACGCTATACAGACGGAAGAAAGCGTAACAGCCGAACATCACGCACTGGAAATCAACGGACCGGCGGAAAAGGGCGGTATCGTTTATCTCCCGATAGACAAGCTGATACCACACAAGAACAATCCGAGAAAGGATCTCGGAGAACTCACGGAGCTGGCGGACAGCATCAAGATCAAGGGAGTATTGCAGAACCTAACCGTCGTGCCGGATAAGAAAAATCCCGACCAGTATATAATCGTTATCGGTCATCGCAGATGTGCGGCGGCAAAGATAGCGGGGCTCACGGAGCTGCCCTGTGCGGTCGTTGATATGGACGACAAGGAGCAGATAGAAACAATGCTCTTGGAGAACATACAGCGCTCCGATCTGAACGCGCTTGAACAGGCTGAGGGATTTCAGCTGATGTTTGATATGGGACAGTCTGTCGATAAAATATCTGCAAAAACAGGCTTTTCCAAAACAACAGTACGCAAAAGGTTACAGATAGCAAAACTGGATCTGGAGAAGGTCGCCGCTGCTGTCGGCAGACAGGTAACTTTCGGAGACTTTGACAAGCTCAACGAACTTGAAAGCATTGATAAGCGGAACGAACTGCTTGACAAAATGGGCACCAACAATTTCACCTATGAGCTTGAAAGAGCGATAAAGCAGCAGGAGCGCGATAAAAAAGCCGCCGAGTGGGGAAAGATACTCGCCCCGCACGCTCGTCCTCTCGCTGATGTGAAGAAAGAGGAAGGCGCTGAATCTAATGCGTTTGCTTGTATATTAACCTTGTGGGACAAAGAGCCGTCATTTGAAATTTTTATGGAAACCCTCAATTCCAAATATGAGGGCAAGGAAATCCCGACAGAGCTTTTCTACGCAACTGATACAGACTGGGCGCTGAAAGTGAGTATATATTGCAGGGCGACGCCGACAGAGGAAACACCCGAAGAACAGGCGAAAAAGAATGCCGCAGCCGAGCGAGAAGAAAAGCTGAAAGAACTCGGAGAGAAGATAAGCGAAGCAAACGGGAACGCTTACGCCGCCAGATATAAGTTCATCAAGGAATGGACAACGGCTGACGGACTGCTCACAAAGGATGAACTCTACAAGCTCTGTCTTGCAACGAGTATTGAAAATCTGATAGGTCAGTATTGCGATATTGTTGCTGATGAATTCGCCGACCTGTGTGGGATAAAAATGGAACTTCCGCCGGAGATCGAGGACGAGGACAACGACTTTTCCGAAGCTGATCTGATACAGGAGATAGTCGAACGGATAAACGGCAATCTGCCGATATATAAAACCCTGCTCGTTCACGCCTACTTGTCACTGGAAGATGATGGGCGACTGAACGATAACGGCGGCAGATATGACGGGTTTAAATACAATCCGTCCCCAAAACTCGGAGATATATATAGCTTCCTTGAAAAGCTCGGATATGAAATGTCCGACGAAGAAGCGGCATTACACGACGGGTCCTTTGTGAAGGAGCTGAAAGAAGAAATGGGGCTGACAGAATGATACAGAACGCAATACCGATAATCATAGGCTGGGTCATAATGTCAGTGCTCTACGGTACAAGCGTGGCTCTGATCGTCCGCCGGTGGTGCCAGGACATAAGCAAGTACAAGAACGAGATCAATGAACTCAAAGAACTGATCGGAGAGCCGGGGGATCATTCCCCCGCTTTCCCCGACAGCGAGGAATAGCAATGAGCAGGCGGTTTTATTCCGGAGACCAAGTTACCGTAGAGTTCATGAAAGACTTTGACCGGTTGTGTGGTTCAAGAACTCGGTGGCAAGTGTGGAGTGACTGGGTACATTTAGCCGCGTATGCTATATCGAATACAGTTGACGAGATACACGCAGCGGAACGCGAAAAATCGTACCTCAAGATCGCAAGCGGATATAGTAAGTCAGAGCTTGAACTTGTATCTCACTTGCTCGGATATACTGTTGAAGCTTTGGAGATCAACCCGGATCAAGATTTTCTCGGAGCACTGTATATGAACCTTGATCTCGGCAACTCGCATGCGGGGCAGTTCTTTACACCGTACTGTGTATCAAAAATGATGGCTTTGATGAACTTTACCAGCGAAGGACTGAATATCCCCTCAAACAGAAATTATGCAACAGTGTGTGACCCTACGGTTGGCGGCGGCGGAATGCTTGTAGCGTTTGCAAATGCTTGTAAAGCCCACAAGATATATTACCACACAGATATAATGTTCATCGGACAGGACATAGATCACACGGTCGCGTGCATGGCCTATATACAAATATCACTGCTTGGGTGTCCCGGATATATCGTAGTAGGTAATAGCCTCACAGAACCGACGACAGGCGATCCGATATTCGCACCAATGGAACGCGAAACATTTATCACACCGTTCTACTGCTCCGAGATATGGACATGGAGAAGAATGTTCCGGTCACTGTTCGGCGTAAGCACCGCTGAAACGCGCGGAGAGAGCGATTCGCGGTCGGATAATATAGAAACCTGTTCCGACGAGGAAAACGCCACTGAGCCTGTTGCAACGCACGAAACGCACGAAGAAACACACGCGTGCGTTAGCGAACTCAAAACAAACGCATCAACGAGCGTTAGTGAGGATATAAACGCTCCTGTTGACGGAATGATACAGCTCACATTTTTTGACTGAAAGGAAAGGAGCGCACATGACAAACAAAGAATGGCTTGAACTTCTTGACAAAAATAAAATATGCCATAAGTGTCAAAAACGCTCTCAGTTTCCAGGAAGAAAATTTTGCCCTGAGTGCTTAGAAAAAATAACGCTTGATAACATTAAACGCTATGATAGTGAATATGCACATCGCTATCAAGAAAGGCGGAAGGAGATTTATCAAGAAAAAAAGGAAAAAGGCATCTGTATCAGATGCTCAAAGCCTGCATCACACGGACTGTATTGTTACGATCATTTTATTGGAGCCAAAAGGCACAGTGCGGAAATGTCGCAGAAAAGAAAGCGAGAGCGCCACGAGAGAGGGCTTATCCCTGAGTACAGAAAAGAACACGGCCTTTGCTATTTATGCGGCGCTCCTGTTGAGGATCCGAAGCATCACGGGCGGGCTTGCAACGCTTGTGCTTTAAAACTTTCAGAGTATTCATATAGGCAAGACAAATCCTATTGGAAAGGGCTGAACAATATTATGTGGACCGAAAAAATCAATAATGCAAAGAGGTGGAAAAATAATGCTTGATATAGAGGGTTTTAAGAATTATCTGTATGAAGAAGAATTATCACAAAATACAATTGACTCCTATCTTTTCGGTGTTCGTAAGTTCTTCGGGAAATACAGTGAGATAACAAAACCAAATCTGATAGCTTTTAAGCAGGAGCTGACTGAGAATTACAAACCGCAGACTGTTAATCTTCGTCTGACGGCTGTGCTCAGATATTGCGAGTATAAGGGCATCAACCTTAAGATCAAGCACATAAAGGAGCCGAAGAAAACATGTGTTGAAAATGTAATAACTCAAAGACAGGTAAATTGCCTGCTGGAAGGCTTGAAAAACGATAACAAAATGCGGATGTATTATTACATAATTCTTCTTAGCAAGACAGGTATGCGAATTTCCGAGGCTCTGAGAGTAAAGAAAAAGGACATTGTACACGGAAGCGTGACGATGACGGCAAAAGCCCACATGCGAACCATCCATTTTCCAAAGAAACTGCAAGAGGAGATCAAACCACTGATTGACGGCTTGCAGGATGAAGATGTTGTTATGCAGAATGCCCACGGAAAGGCGCTGACAGACAGAGGGTTTGCCGAGGAGCTTATAAAATACGGCCAAAAGTATGGTGTGCCGCGAAATGTCCTGCACGCGCACGCATTTCGTCATTTTTTTGCTATTGAGTTTTTGAAACGTAACAACAATATCGCACTTCTCGCTGATCTTCTCGGACATGGCAGCGTTAATGTAACACAGATATATCTCCGAATGTCACAGGAACAGCAGAAGGACGCTATTGACAAGGCGGTGGACTGGTGAAGAATGAAATTATAAACCGTTTCTGCGGAGCGTTACAGCGGAACGGAATCGAAGCCGATTGGAACGACATAACAAAGGAAGAAATCAAAGCTCAAAAGTGTCACGATCTGATATACAAGCGTCCGGCTCTCGCGTCGCTCGGATATGAGGCGATAATACAGGAGCTTGACGAAATATCTTCCGAGTGTGACGAGGTGAGTTACGCTATGGATATATCGTCGGTAATAGATGCTTTGGACGGCGAGGAAGAAACGGCGCATGAATTTCAGATGATGTTCTCCGACCTATCCTACGATTGTAGCCAGTTATACGACAAGATGTATGACAGTTGCCGCGAGGAAGAATTCGACGATCTGACTGTGGCGCTGATCGGCAACAGGTACGATATGGTCGGATATGACAGTTATGAAACGGACTGGTATTCTCTGACGGGATATCAAGAAGAACTGGCGCAGACCGAAGCAGGGAAACGAATAATGCGGCACACAAAATCTGAAATGCTCTCGCTGATCGGGCAGGCTATGGGAACGCTGCTTGCGTTCCTCGACCTGCGGCAGAAATACGACTACCTCAAAGCCACAATGGATATTATACGCGGTGAAAACTCTGCGCATCTGAAGCTGATAGCGGATATTGAGAAAGCGTATGAAGCCGCGAACGCGGACCACTTCTCCAAATGGGGAGATGAAACAAGGAAGTACGACGAGCTTCTGAACGCACTCCCGGATAGAGTGTGGATTGAATAACCGAAGATAACGAAAGGAGCTTTTATGACAACAGAAGAATTACAGCCGAAAATACGGCAGTTTGTAGTAAGGCAGGAAAAGGGCGATGAACATTACGGCTCGTGTCTGTGGCTCTACGCGACGATAGACCTTGAACACAATATGTTGCAGATCGTGTCCGACGCAGGAAACCTTTCTTACAGGTGGCCAAAACAGCCGGATGGGTTCGATACCTTCCTCTATTCTCTGCGGCGGGAACGGGATTATCTGCTTGGGAAGATGTCAAAGCAGGAATTTGAGTTTGACAACGCCCTCGCAGCTATCAAGCATACATTTGAAGAAGCGGACGATTACGCGGATAAACGAGAAGACCTTTTGAAAGATTTTGACGACATCGAAAGCTGTGATACCGCTGACGCTTTCGTGCAGGTCGTCGAAGAATATCTCGACGCGCACCATTGTTCTTACGAGTGGTACAATGTGTGGGATGATGTTGTAAACAGTTTCGAGTATCCGTGCTGGGCGCAGCGGGTAATAGATATGTTCATAGAATATGTCATACCGCTGCTGAAACCGAAAGGAAGTACAGAATGAGAAATCGTAAGTTCAAAGGAAAGTATCTCACTGTCAATATCCAGCTCGGCGAAATATCCAAAGCAAACTATATCACTATCGCCAAGTGTATGCTGTGCTTACATACGCAAGAAATATCCAAGCGTATGCTGCTGGAGATGTATGAGGAATACACAAGAGATTGGGTGACGAAGTATAATGAGCTGTCGAAAGATGATGTTATGCACGAATATGTCCGGCGTGATCTGAAAGCTATCGGCATTGATCTGAAAGAACTTAACACCTACACCGAGTACGGAAATGTTGTTGATTTGAAGCAGCGACAGGCTCTTGTGGATAACTTCGGAATATTCTGCCTGTATCTCAATTACAAGATACACTATGGCAAGAAGCGGCTTCACGGGATATTCGATATGATGAAACGATATACCGGTGATCCGGCGGCTGATATCAACAAATTGCTCGGAGTCAGATGTGATGAAGTCCTGCCCGATGTTCAGGAACGAATGGGAAAGCCGGTTAAGTTCGACAGAGCCGAGCTCCGGAGAATGGCACAGGATATGGAGGGCTTGCGAGCTTTCCAGGAAAGGAACAAGATGTGAACGAAAGCAGAATAAACGATAGGCTGAAAAAAATATACGCGCTTGCAATGCAAGGTGTAGACGGCGAAAAAGAAGCCGCTCAAAGGCTGCTTGACGAGCTTATGAAAAAATACTCGGTGCCTTTTGAGGCTCTCGAGGAAGAGGAACATATTGACCAATATGAATTCAAATATAAAAGCAACGATGATGCGGCTATTCTTATACAGGTAATCGTAAAAGTTGTCGACACAAATGAGCATATCTATGAATACAGAGGAAGCAACAACAGGCTTTTACGTAGCTTTTGGGTCGATTGCGCTCTATCGGAAAAACTTGAAATAGAGTTCTTATTCGACTTTTACAAGCGCTTGTTCCAGAAAGAAAAGGAACGGCTTCTCGATGCATTCATTCAAAAGCACGAACTGTATGCTTCCCACCCTTTGGGAGCAGCAAGCAAGAAACGGTCACCTGAGGAGTTGGAAGCAATTGAAAAAATGATGGCCGCCTTATCGGATGAAAGCCCCCTAAAAGCCATTACAACAAGAGAGGTGTAAACAATGAGCACAGCATACACGGAAAGTTTAAATAAGCTCTATAACAGGTGGGAAAAGAAGCGCAACAAGGCATACAACGCTTACCAGGAAACGGGAATACAGCGTTACAACCGCGAGTATCAGAATGCGGAAGAAATATGCACGGCTGTTGAAATGGCGCTGAATGCTGATGATGCGCACCACGCTATGACGGAGCTGCGAATGTTCAAAGATCGAGCCGCAAAGTTCCGGCAGAGATCAGACGACAGCAGCAAACAGCACGACATTGATATGCTGCTCTACGAATTGGCAAACTGTGATGTGTGAAAGGAGAACACAATGAACCCAAAAGAAATAGCGGAAATGCTCGACGGCATAGACTACGGCGAGCTTATAAACGAAAGGGGCAAGGTCAAGGAAATATTCGACCTTGCGAAAGAATCAAACCTTGTGATCGTACACGGCGCCTCTGATGATCTTATGGAAGTCCGCGGAATTGATCTTATGGAAGTCCGCGGAATATTTGAAGATGAAATAGACTGCTGGGACGGTGGAGATGTCTATGTCGACGAGTTCGGAGTATATGATTACGAGTTCGGAGTATATGATTACGATGTGACAAGAGCCAAAGAAAACCTTATCACCGTCGTTTGGGACGATGAAGAACGCGGAGCCTCGTGGACATACAAGACTGATATACCACACGAAGAGTTTAAGGTTTACGACGAGGGCGTTCTCTACTGCATCGGTATCGTATTCTCCGTAGACGACCTCAATTGAGAAAGGACAGCCTATGAAAACACTCGAAGAACTCAAAGCAACGCCCCGTTTGATAATCAACTCGACAGGCGCAGACGGCGGGCAGGGATACATAATGATGCCGAAGTACGACGCGACGGTCGTGTGGTCGTTCGGCGGCGGTTGGGAGCACGTCAGCATATCTCCGGTCAATCGGAGAACGATCCCCTCGTGGGAAGATATGTGCAAGGTCAAGGATATGTTCTTCCGCGAGGACGAAGCTGTGATACAGATACACCCGCCGAAATCAGAGTATGTCAACACTCTGCCGAACTGCCTGCACCTGTGGAGACCGATAGACGAAAAGCTCCCTCTCCCGCCCTCGTTTATGGTAGGACTCCGAAAAGGTGAAACAATTACTGATATGCTGGAGGCTATAAAGAAATACAATGCAGAGCGTTAAGAGCGTCGCCAAGACAATGACTATCGCCTTGCTCTCATCGCTGCTGATCGTCAATATATCTTACGCTGCCGATCAGCAGCGCAGATACGAGGCGGACGCTGCCGAAAAGCAGCAGACCATTCAGATATTCAAGAGCGCTTACGAGCGAACCAAAAGCGAAAATGCCGCTCTTACATTGGCACTTGAACAGAATATCGCCGAGAACGCTGTTGCAACAGCCGTAGAGAGCATTGTTACCGAAAAACAATATGTAGATACCCCCGAAGAAGAAAACGCGACAGAGAGCGTTTCATACAGCAAAGAGCGCCTGCCCGAAAATATTGAAACAAACTCGTTCTTTTGTGAGGATTTTCGGGGTCTGAATGTGCCGAGTACGCCCATTTACAGATTACAGCAGGAATGTTTCACCGAACCCGAAACAGGTCTGCGGTATTATCTCTCGGACGGTGTGCGCTATTACTGTGTCGCTCTGGGTAATGCCTACGGTATAGATATAGGCGATACTTGGATAGTCACCCTCGCGAACGGAGAGAGCTTCGGCATCATATACGCCGACTATAAGCATTCCATTGAGGAAATAGACCCGTTCGACTTCGGAGATCAGTTCGACATTTACGGCAATCAGCTCTACAACTATGACGGGGAGCCGGTAATGAATGTCCTCGAATTTGTATTCGACGATCAGACAGCGCCGAAAGCTATGATACAGGCAGGAACAATGACGTATTTTGAGCGTTTCGGCAATTTGTACGGTGACGGTGGCAATATCACCAAAATGAAATACCTTGAAAGGAAGTGGGTGCCGTGACCTTTGATGAAGAAGGATTCCGAAATTATTTGCAAGAAAAAGAACTTGCTCCTGGAACGATATACGGTTACATAGGCCATTGTAAAAAATACTTTGAGAGCCACGATTCGATATCGGCAAAAGATCTGATTGAGTATAAGGAAGAACTGCAAAAAGACTTAAAACCTCAGAGTGTAAACAACTATGTAAACGCACTTCGGGCATACATACGCTACAAGGGTTTGAATATAAGCATAAAAGGAGTAAAGCTCGCAAAGCGGATGAATGTCGAAAATGTTATAGATGTAAAAAACTATCATAAGTTGATCGCGGGGTTGAAAAAAGACAACGATTTGAACGGGTATCTGATCGTCACACTTCTTGCAAAGACTGGGACGCGTATTTCCGAAGCTATCAGAATAACTAAAGGCGATGCTCTGCGCGGTGATGTTGAAATGCATACAAAGGGTAAAATGAGGCGCATTATCATTCCTGCGTGTATAAAAAGAGAATTCGCTGAATATCTGGCAAACATAGGCGAAAATGACACGCTGATAAAATGCAGCACGAACAAGGCGACGACTATACGGAATATTCAGTGCCGTTTACAGCGGTACGGAAAGAAGTATGGAATTCCCAGAGAATATATGCACCCTCACGCATTTCGACATTTCTTCGCTGTGAATTTTTTGAAAAATACGGGGAATGTTACTCTACTTGCAGACTTGCTTGGGCATACGAACATAAATACAACAATGATCTATACCCGGATGTCTGTACAGCAGCAAAAGGACGAGCTTGACAATGCGATAAACTGGTAGAAAGTGGGAAAAGCAATGGCAAAACTTAAAAACGAACATAAGCTTATAGATGCTGCCGACATAGACTGGCGATACAATCCGAACGGCAAGAACAGCAAAGACAAATACTTCATATTCCGCGGTGATGTTTTGGAAATGAAAGAGCGCGGGAATGTGGTGTCAGCTCACTGGGAAAAGCACTTGACGCTGAATACCTACTACTGGCGGTGCTCGCATTGCCACGCAAGACCGCTGCGTGATGACTACCAGCAGGAAGTATTAAGTGAGTGGTGTCCAAGGTGCGGTGCGACTATGGATGAAAAAGTAGGAGGCAAAGAATAAAATGTTACAGAAATTCAAGGAATGGCTTATTATTAAACTCGGCGGCAGATTACAGCCACCGCCGATGGTCGGCAAAGTAGTCAACGTTCAGCCTATGGACATTCACGGAAATGCAATGATGGACAGTCGGTATATGAGCAATCCTACGATGTACGCGGGCATTAAAGATCAAGCGGTTCTCGGCGCGGTGCATAAGATAGCGGAAATGTTATATTTCGACGGCTGGTTTGAGGTAATTGAGGAAGACGAGCCTGCGCTGGAAGCAAGGAACATCAAGCTGACACTTTGGGTAATGCCGCCCAATTGGAAGCAGCGGGGGTGAGAAAATGGGAATGTTCGACAAGGACGATGATTGGTCCCCCGACATAGTTTACTGTAAAAACTGCGAGCATTGGGAAGAAGGTACAGCGTTCGGAACGTGCCACGATCCGAACTACAAAGATTCCCGCGTCACTCTTCCCGCATTCTATTGCGGACACGGTGAGAGAAAAATGCGCGGCTGGAAATGTCTGATATGTGTACATTCATACAGGAACGCAGCGACAAAGGATCTGATCTGCTCGATGACAGGGTTAATTGTCTCGCGCAAGTCCGGGTGGTGCAGCAACTTTGAAAGAAAGGAAGAATGCCATTATGGAACGATCTGATACAACCGCGATGCTCTCGGTTATGTGTCGGAAGTTGATAAATCCTACTGATGACACCCGCATTTACTGGGCGCGTGAGGTTACTTTCGACTACGGCAAGAACGAACAGTGCCGCGTGGACTTTATGAGGTTTCAGCCCTTGAACAATACTACTTCCGGCATTGAAAAAGGTGACTTCTATTGTTACGAAATAAAGTCCTGCGTCGCTGATTTCAAATCAAAGAACGGACACAACTTTATCGGAGATTTCAATTACTATGTAATGCTCGAAGAAGTGTATAGAGAGGTTAAGGACGATATACCGTATCGCATAGGGGTATATGTGCCGGAGCTGCGGTCAATGACCTTACGCTCGATAAAGAGGGCTGTTCGGACAGATAGGAGCAGATCGGTGTCTGAAATGTTGCTGATGATGTTCCGGTCAGCAAACAGAGATAGATTTGACAATCCGTTTTGATAGAAAGGAATGGCGATTATGGAAAACCGTGACACGAAGCTGATTCTTGACGAAGCAAGGGTAAATGGTTTAAACGAGACTTTGTCCAAGATAGGAAAATACTTAGAAAGGGAAAACAGCCGATTATTCGACGACGCCCCCACAATGAGCGAATACGTCCGGGCGATAGAACGCAGGAAACGGAGCTCGCACAGGAAAGGCAGGAGAAGATGAACGGCTTGCTTGTTATCCCGAAATGCGAGTATCACGATCTGCGACTTGAATATGTGGTACCGCGTACATACGAGCAGCGCTGGTGTGGGGCAATGTACAAATGCCCACAATGCGGCAGGAGCGTACTATTCCCCTCAAAAGAATTGAAGGAGTTTTTGAAAGGAAAGTGAGGCTTGTTATGCAAGATTTTTTCTCAAGAACAATAATTAAATCAGCTCGGAAGGAGCACAAATGTGAAATGTGTTCTGTGCCTATACATAAAGGCGAAGGATATGAACGCGAATTCGGAAGATACGAGGGTAATCTTTTCAGCAGGTGCTATCACACGGAATGCTCAGGCATAATCAGCGATTACATTTATGATGCGCAAGACAATGAATATGATTATGATGAAATCACATATTGGTGGCGTTGCAATTACTGCAATTCTTGTAAAAACGCTGACGAAAACCTTGACTGTGATTATACGGACGGTGGTGTAATGGACAGGGTGTGTTGGTGTACACACTATGAGAAACGGGAGAAAAAGCCTGTCGAGGATCCGCTTATACCCAAGGACGCGGGAGATCGTGATTACAGCGGTCTCCTGGACGAATAGGAGAATTACAATGACAAAACCGATATTTTTTAACACAGATATGGTACAGGCAATACTCGAAGACAGAAAAACTGTCACAAGGAGAGTGATAAAGCCGCAGCCAAAAGGTGGATCAATTATACACAGCATGCTTGATGGGAAACCTGTTGAAATAATAAACGGCGCCATTTATGTACCACCTTTTCAGCCGGGCGATATCCTCTATGTTCGTGAGACCTGGAGATGCTGGAGAGCAAAAAGGTATGAGGCTGTTGCCGATATAGAATATAAGGCAGGCGGCTTTGGAAAAAGACTTGTTTTTTCAAATGGTAGTACAGACAATGCGAATCGTAATGATTATGACGCTTTTGTCAGCAAGTGGCTGAAATACGGTAATGTGTGGAGACCGTCCATTCATATGCCGAAAGAAATCGCTCGGCTGTTTCTTAAAGTTAAAGATGTTTGTGCAGAACGCTTGCACGACAGCTTTATTTGCTCGGGAATGCCGATTTTCAATATCCAGGACGAAGGAATTGTTATCCCGGAAGTATGTGAAAAATGTATAGCGTCATATGATTATCCGTGCTGTGGCGATGAAGATGATGAAGAGGGCGACGAGTGCGGCGAGTTAGATGATGCTCGATATGAATTTTCTAAAATATGGGATAGCACTATCAAACCTAAAGATTATGATAAATATGGGTGGTCTGCAAATCCGTGGGTATGGGTAATTGAGTTTGAAAGGACGGAGAAACCGAATGGCATATAACCACAGATCCGCTCAGGCAAGTTATCGCGGAAGATTAAACCGCAAAGAGGGCGGCGAGTTTGAGAAGATGATCGAGGCTGCGTGCGAGTATTACTGCGATAAGGGGCTTGCGGATATCGAAAAGACCCCGGAGCCGTTCGCTATCACAAAATCTCTCGGTAAAGGAAAGTTTGAGGGTCATTTCTTGCATAAAGCGCAACCCGATTTCAAAGGAACAATCAGAGGCGGCAAGTCCATTGTATTTGACGCAAAATCGACGATCACGGACAGGATCGCGGTATCTGTTCTCTCGGACGAGCAGAGGAAACATCTGCTACTTCACAAGAAACTCGGCGCAAAGTCCGGCGTTCTGATGTGTTTCAGCTTTCGGTATTTCTTCTTCATACCGATAAAGACCTTCCTCAATGCGAAGGAACTGAACGGCCATGCACATTGGACGGTACACGACGCGGCGCTTCACGGGGAAATAGTACGGCACACGGGAACATTTTTAGACTTTCTGGAGGTGCTTAATGGACAAAGCTGAAAAGAAACCGCCTATTGATATGAACGCAAACAGGTGTTCAAACTGCAAATACGAGAAGCCGCCGCACTTTGAATGCACTCACCCCGATTACAGGTGGTATTTGGAAAATCACGAGGCATACGGCAGAATGTGTCCGTTATTCAAGAAAAAGGAGAAAATAAATGAAACCTATATATGAACCGAAAGGCGCAGCAAAGGAATACGGCGACCTCGCGCTTAATATCTACACAGGCTGTCCGCACCGCTGCTTTTACTGTTATGTTCCGCAGGTGCTCCACTGTGACCGAGAGAGATTTCATACAGACATTCGCCCTCGCCCGGACATTATCGAGGAAACCCGCAAGCAGTTGGAGTGCGAGCATATCACAGGCAAACTGATACACCTCTGCTTCACTTGTGATCCGTACCCGAACGGCGTTGATTCGTCCGCAACCCGAAAGATAATACAGCTCCTCAAAGAGTACGGCAACAGTATCCAGATACTCACAAAGGGAAACGGTAGCAGAGACCTTGACTTACTCGATAGTGAAGATTGGTACGGGATAACTCTTGACGGTACGGAAACAATATCCGAATATACGCGCCGAACGACAGCGCTTGTAAATGCTCACGGTGTCGGGGTAAAGACTTGGGTATCATTTGAGCCTGTGGTGAAAGCTGCGCCTGTTATCCAAATGCTTAATAAGCTTGCAAGTGTACCTGGTGTCGATAAAGTGAAAATCGGCAAGCTCAACTACCACGATTCAGATATAGACTGGGCGACCTTCGGAAGAAACATAGAGGCGGTATGCAAAGAACTTGGCATTGCCTACTATATCAAGGACAGTCTGCGGAAATGTATGGAAAACGAAAGCAACAGTAGATAGGAGACAAGGAAAACAATGAACAGCGTAATTCTTACCTATGACGAGCTGAACGATCTGCGGTTCCTGCCGTGGCACATCAGACAGCTATCCCGCCGTATCGCCGAGATCGAGTCCCGCGCTCTCCCGCAGTCCCCGAAAACGGACGGCGTCTCGGGAGGCGGAAGCGCGGACGGCAATACCATTGAGCGAACTGTCGAGGCCGCCGAAAAGCACAAACAGGCGCTCGAAGCGCTGAAAGCCGACTACGAACAGCGCCGCAACAGCACCGAGGTGAAAATATACGCGATCCCGAACGAATACGTCAAGACTATCCTGATCGCGAGGTTTATCAATAACTACACTTGGCGGCGGGTCGCCCGTGAGATCGGAGGCGGAAACACCGCCGAAGGTGTCCGCAAGGCGTGTATGCGGTATCTTAATAAATAATACACAAAAATAATAATAAAATTTTGTGCAATCTGTTTTCAAGTTGTCCGATTTGTCCGCTTTATATGTGTTATAATGATAGCGTGGAAGTTTGGAACTTCTTCCACGCCGATTTACCGACCGAATTTCATTCGGCGGAGACGCTCCTTTGATAATGCTGTTCCCCGTCAACCGACGGGGCGCAGTGTTATCGCTCAAAAAGAAAACCGCCCCGAAGGGCGGCTGAGTGTTATGCTTCGAGCTTAAAGTCGCAAAGCTCATCGAGTGTGACTTTGAGCACTCGCGCGAGTTTCTTGGCGTTCGAGACTGTGCACTCGTTACGCTTCTCGATGTTTTCAATCGTGCGTATGGGAACGCCTGAAGCTCTTGACAGCGCGGGTACAGTTATCTGCCGCTCTGTGCGGATTTTGCGTAAATTCATCAAATCCCTCCCTTTATCATCAGCATTACAAGCATTGAGAGAAATGCGAGCAGCCCGATGACAGTCAAAATGTGCCCGATGAGAATTAAAACTTCTTTTTTCATAATACTCTTGACAGATTGAAAAGCGTATGCTATAATCTATACAGGAGTGAGGGCTTTCGCCCTCATCTCCCTAGGAGATTAATTTGATAAGAATTATTATCCAACCTACGATTGAGATTATTCTTATCAGGAGCTTTTCAACCTGTTCCAGCAGTTTGGAAAGCTCTTTTATTTTGTCGACCGCTTTCAATCGGCTTCCTCCTTTCCTCTTTACTGATTATATTATACCACATATTTTGGTGGTTGTCAATACTTTTTTGCAATTTTTTTCAAAAAAATAAAAAAATTTTTCGGCGTCAATCCCGCATACAGCACGGGACGGCGCTATTTTTATGCAATTTTTCGGAGGTGTCCGCGATGCCAATGAAACCGAAACGCGCTTGCGGATATCCCGGATGTCCGAACCTGACCGCGGAATACTACTGCCCCGAGCACGCAGCGCTCCGCGCGAAGCAGTACGAACAGAACGGCAGACAATACCGCTCTTCCGATCGATACGGTCGCCGGTGGCGGAAGATACGGAACCTATACATATCACAGCATCGCCTTTGTGAGGAGTGCCTGAAAAACGGGATATATACACCCGCGCAGCACGTTCACCACATCAAGCCCCTTGCCGAAGGCGGTACGCACGATTTCAGCAACTTGATGTCACTCTGCATCAGCTGTCACGACCGCATCGAGCCGAGAAATTCCCGCTCATAGATTTTGCTTTAATCAACTAAAGCGGGAAGACGCTGGAGGGAGCCCCCCCGGAGGGGCGGGTCAAATCTCTGGGGCTTGGGGGTCGGACAACGGAGGGGGACTCTCGTACAAATTTATCCGCATTTTCAAATCCGCGGATTTTCGGAAGGAGGTCAAAAACATGGCAAAAGACGGAACCGCGAGAGGCGGCGCCCGCATGAATGCCGGGCGAAAGTCGAAAGGTTTAGCCGAGAAAATAGCGGCAGGTAACCCGGGGAAACGGGCGTTAAAGGTCATGGAAGCGACCAATACCGCCGAGAGTTTGCCCGTAAATGTGGAATTGCCCGAGTATATGACCGAAGCACAGCAGGGAATTGAGTTTGAGCTCAACGCCGAGGCGCGTTATCGCGAGGCATTGGCGTGGATACATTCCCGCGGGTGTGACGGTCTGGTATCTGAGCAGTTATTACGCTCGTATGCTATGTCTGTCGCTCGTTGGGAGCAGTGCGAACGCATAATCTCGAGGAGAGGCATGGACGGATGTCACCCGACTACAGGGGCACCTATGGCGAGCCCGTATGTGGGCATAGCACAGGGCTATTTAAAGCAGGCCAATAACCTGTGGTTGATGATCTTCCAAATCGTCAAGGAAAATTCGGTGACTACCTACGACCCGAAGAAGCCGCCTGTGGAAGACAGCGACCCGATGGAGCGGCTGCTGAACAAGAGGAATATAGGATAATGGCAGGGCTGATATATGAACCCAGTCGTTTTATGGCTCCGACGTCGCACTACGACAAGGACGCCGCGGATTATACCGTCGGATTTATCGAATCACTGAAACACACGAAGGGCGCGTTCTACGACAAGCCTTTTTTATTGCTACCGTGGCAGGAGATCATGATCCGCGATATTTTCGGTACACTTAAGCAGAACGGATATAGACAGTTTAATACCGTTTATGCGGAGATACCGAAGAAAAACGGAAAATCCGACCTTGCCGCGGCTATTGCGTTGTATATGCTTTGTGGTGACGGAGAACAAAGAGCGGAAGTTTACGGATGCGCAGCTGATCGTGATCAAGCTTCACTCGTCTATGAAGTAGCCTGCGACATGGTGAAGCTGTGCCCGGCGCTGCGTAAGCGCTGCGACCTGCTGCCGAGCAGAAAGGAGATCATCTACAGCGCCACGAACAGTAAATACAAGGTTTTATCTGCCGATGTCGGCGGAAAGTCAGGTGTCAACGTGTCGGCACTGATATTTGACGAGCTGTGGGTGCAGAAAAACCGTGATCTGTTTGATATGATGACGAAGGGCACATCTGACGCGCGTAATAATCCGCTGCATTTTATTATAACGACTGCGGGCGATAACACGAATTCGGTCTGCTATGAGCAGCACCAGAAGGCTGTTGATATCATTGAGGGTCGTAAATCCGATCCGACCTTCTACCCGGTGATATACGGCGCGAAGGAGGACGCGGATTGGACTGACCCGAAAACATGGTACGAGGCAAATCCGTCTCTCGGATTTACAATAGACATTGAGAAGGTCAGAGCGGCGTGTGAATCTGCTAAGCAGAATCCCGTCGAAGAAAATACCTTCCGCCAGCTCCGCTTGAATCAGTGGGTCAAGCAGGCAGTTCGTTGGATGCCGATGGATAAATGGGACGCTTGCAAGGTCGATATAGACGAAGAAGAGCTGCTCGGACGTGTTTGCTACGGTGGGCTTGACCTGTCGAGTACTACCGACCTGACTGTGTTTGCACTCGTCTTCCCACCGATCACAAAGGGCGGGAAGTATATCGTAAAAGCATGGTACTGGATCCCCGGCGATAATCTGAAGAAGCGCGTTAATCGCGACCACGTCCTATATGACCTGTGGGAGCGTGAGGGGTGGATAGTTACCACCGAGGGAAACGTCGTATATTACGGATATATTATGAAATTCATCGAAGAACTCGGCGAGAAGTACAACATCCGTGATATCGCATTCGACCGTTGGGGCGCTACGCACATGGTGCAGTCTCTTGAAGAGTCGGGCTTCACGGTAGTTCCGTTCGGTCAGGGCTTCAAGGATATGAGCCCGCCGACGAAAGAACTCATGCGCATGGTGCTCGAGGGCTCGATCGCACACGACGGTAATCCTGTATTGCGGTGGAATATGGATAATATCTTTATCCGCAAGGACCCCGCGGGGAACATCAAGCCCGACAAGGAAAAGAGCACCGAGAAGATAGACGGCGCTGTCGCCGTTATTATGGCACTTGACCGCGCTATTCGCTGCGGAAACGTAGCGACTGAGAGCGTATATGATACACGAGGATTACTTGTATTTTAAGGAGACAGGGAAATGGTTATAGAACAGGTTAAGGAATTCATATCCAAGTTCCGGTCGAGGGATAAGCCCCCGGTCGAGAACAGCTACACCGCAGGACAGAGATATACGTTTTATATGGGCGGAAGCAATGCGGGCAAGATCGTGACTGAGCGCTCGGCTATGCAGATGACCGCCGTGTATGCGTGTGTGAGGATCCTGTCCGAAGCTGTCGCGGGTCTCCCGCTGCACCTGTATCGGTACAAGCCGAACGGAGGCAAGGAAAAAGCTGTAGACAGTACGCTGTACAAGCTGCTGCACTACGAGCCGAACGCCGAAATGTCGTCGTTTATTTTCCGCGAAACTCTGATGACACATCTGCTGCTGTGGGGTAATGCCTACGCGCAGATAATCAGGAACGGGAAGAACGAGGTAATCGCACTGTACCCGCTGATGGCTAATCAGATGCGGGTGCTCCGCAATGACAAGACGAAAGAGCTGTACTACGAATATACCACGATGGATGGTAAGACCGTGGACCTGACGCCCGACGATGTTTTCCACGTCCCGGGATTAGGCTTCGACGGCCTCGTCGGGTATTCGCCTATCGCCATGGCGCGGAACGCTATCGGTCTCGGGATTGCCACCGAGGAATACGGCAGTAAGTTCTTCGCGAACGGCGCAGCTCCGAGCGGCGTGTTACAACATCCCGGGACGCTTAACGACCCGAACAAGGTGCGCGACAGTTGGAACGCCACATTCGGCGGCGGCAGTAACAGCGGCAAGGTTGCCGTGCTCGAGGAGGGTATGACCTATCAGCAGGTATCTATCCCGCCCGAACACGCGCAGTTCCTTGAGACTCGCAAATTCCAAATCAACGAAATAGCCCGAATTTTCCGAGTCCCGCCGCACATGGTCGGAGACCTCGAAAAATCGAGTTTTTCAAACATCGAGCACCAGTCGCTCGAGTTTGTACAGTATACACTCAACCCGTGGCTGATACGTTGGGAGCAGTCGATATATCGGTCTCTGCTTACACCTGAGCAGAAAACCAGATATTTCGCTCGTTTCGCTGTCGAGGGTCTGCTTCGCGGCGATTATCAGTCTCGCATGATGGGCTATGCAACAGCTCGTCAGAATGGTTGGCTGTCAACTAACGATATACGAGAACTGGAAGACCTCGACCTGCTGAGTGATGAGCAGGGCGGTAACCTGTATCTGGTCAACGGTAATATGATGCCGCTGAATATGGCAGGCGCCGCATATCAGAAAAATAGCGGAAAGGAGGAATAAACGAATGTTGAAATTCTGGAACTGGATCCCGCGCACCGATAACAACGATGCTCGTGAACTGGAGATCAACGGCGTTATAGCCGACGAAGTCTGGTGGGGCGATGAAGTCGCCCCCGCCGAATTTAAGAGCGAGCTGTATGCCGGGAACGGTGATATAGTCGTATGGCTGAATTCACCGGGCGGCGACGTTTTTGCGGCGAACGAGATCTATACGATGTTGGTAGACTATCCGGGCAAGGTGACCGTGAAGATCCCGGGCATAGCAGCCTCAGCCGCTACGGTCATCGCTATGGCGGGCGACACTGTACTGATGTCCCTGCCCGCTATGATGATGATACATAACCCCGCGACTATAGCCTATGGCGACCATAACGCCATGGAAAAGGCTGCCGCCACACTTGATGAGGTTCGCGAGGCTATCGTAAACGCCTACGAGCGCAAGACAGGTATGCAGCGGGCGAAGCTCGTGCGTCTGATGGAAGAAGAAACGTGGATGAACGCCAAGGCGGCCGTTGAGAACGGTTTCGCGGACGGATTTATCGAGGACGAAGCCAAGGCTCCAGAGTCCTATACGTTTTCCGAAAATCGCATGAACACGGCGATAGTTAATAAACTCACCGCAGATATTAAACCGCCCGAGCCCGATCCTGAGCCTGAGCCCGAACCTACCGAGCCCGAGGGACAGGATGAGCAGGAAGAAGAACAGAGCGGCCGTTGCATCGATAGCCTGATGCAGTCGCTCAATCTGTACAAGAAAATCATGTAAGGAGGATAAATCACATGACACTGAAAGAACTCAGAGAGAAGAGAGCAGGCCTTTGGAATACAATGAAGGCTTTTCTCGACGAAAGAAGAAACGACAAGGGCGTGCTGAGCGCAGAAGATGACGCTACATACGCCTCCATGGAAAAGGACCTCGACGCGCTGACTAATGAGATCAACCGCGAGGAGAGACGTGCAGAGATCGAGGCACAGCTCAACAAGCCCACATCTCAGCCTATCGTCGGCAGCCCCGAGCCCGCTGCGAAGATCGAACCGCAGAAGCCAGGCAGAGCTTCCAATGAGTACAAGGAAGACTTCGGCAGAATGCTCCGCGGCGTTGCACCTATCCATGATGTAATGACCGTAGGCACAGACGCCAACGGTGGCTACTTCGTGCCCGATGAATTCGACAGAAATATCGCGACAGGCCTTGCCGAAGCTAACGTTATCCGCGGCATCTCGAAGGTTATTACTACACAGTACGATCACAAGATCCCTGTTGTAACGTCTCACGCGACAGCGGCATGGACAGCCGAGAACGGCGCATACAATGAAACCACACCCACACTCGGTCAGAAGGAACTCGACGCCTATAAGATGACATCGATAATCAAGGTCAGCGAGGAACTGATGCAGGACAGCGCATTCGATATCGAGGAGTTCGTTACCGACGAGATCATCCGTGCGTTCGGTGCTCTTGAAGAGGAGGCGTTCTGCGTAGGTACAGGCAGCGGTCAGGCTACCGGTATTTTTACCGCGAAAGGCGGCACTGTAGGCGTAACCTCGAAGGATTCCACCGCTATCACCATGGACGAGATCTTCGACCTCATCTATGCCCTCAAGTCGCCCTACAGAAAGAACGCGAAGTTCCTCACCAACGATAACACAGTACGCCTCATTCGCAAGCTCAAGGATGCGAACGGCGCATATCTGTGGCAGCCGTCCAACATTGCTGGACAGCCCGACAAGCTCGCAGGCTTCGACCTTATTACAACGCCTTATGCGCCTACGATCGCGGCAGGCAATCGCACAATCGCATTCGGCGACTTCAAAAACTTCTGGATAGCCGACAGACGTTCTCGCACTGTCAAGCGCCTTGCCGAAAGATTTGCAGATAACGGTCAGATCGGTTTCGCAGCGGCGCAGCGCGTAGACGGCAAGGTTATCGTTGCGGAAGCTATCCAGCTGCTCCGGATGAAGGCATAAGAGACTTTGACGGCGGGCGCGTTTTAAGCGTTGCCCGCCGATATATGGAGGTATCACACAATGAGCGAATACAATACCAAGAACTACCGCGAGCAGGGTGGAGATAAGTGGCATATCGACGGCTCGCTCGAGTTCGGCGATGACGCTGCTCTCGTTAATTTCCCGGGCGCCGCGAATTTCGCGCCTAAGACAACAAATACAGCCGCAGATATCCGCGAAGATCTGAACAAGCTGATAACCTATCTGAAGAATGCAGGCATAGTTAAGCCCGACGCATGGAATGTTTCTGTACTTGCCTGCCCGAGCACAACTGCTATGCCTACGACCGAAACAGCTGCGAACAGCGGCCATGCGACATTCAGCATCAGCGGCTCCGATATTACTATCGCGCTTGACTGCAAGGTCTCCGAGCTTGCAGACGCGAACCACGGCGAGACGTGGGGCACACACAAGTGGCTCGGCTTTGGCGTACGTACAGGCCTTGACAGCATTGTAGGCGTCAAGTTTACAGACGACACAGGCGCGTCGGCAACTCTCGGCAGCGATGACGCAGGCGAAGCAACAACTCTCGGTCTGTCCGCGGGCGATTTCGTTCTCTACATCAAGGCAGAGGACGCGAAGTATCTGACAGGCGACAAGTCGTTCACACTGTGGGCAGATAACCACGCTGTAGCGACCTTCACGATGAAGATAACCGAGCCCGCAGCGAACTCATAATAACGAAAGGAGGCGGCGATCTGTGGCGGAAACAACACTGCTCGCGAAGGTCAAGAAAAACCTGATACTCGACAGCAACGCCGATGACGATTTCATTACCGACAAGATCGCCGCGGCCATTGCGTATGCCGAGAAATTCCAGCATCGCCCCGACGGCTATTATACCGAACATCCCATGCCGCCGACTACGGAACAGGCTGTTATAATGCACGCGTCGCATTTCTACGAGAGCAGGGACGGCTCAACGGGTGGTTTCTTCGGAGACAGCCCCGCGGCGGCGAAATCATCCATGGAAGCGATAGACGACCTGCTCAGACTCGACAGAGATTGGAAGGTGTGACATGAGCTACGGGAAAATGAACACGCCGATCGAGATAGTCCGCAAGACGTGGACTATGGACGAAGATGACCGCGGAACGGAAACCGTCGAGACAATCGCACAGGTCCGAGCCTACCGCGAAGGACGCCACGGCTCCGAACGGTGGGCGAACCTAGCCGTTTGGTCCGAAGCTACCGACCTGTACAGGTTTCGCGCTGTTCCGGGCGTTGATATAACGACCGACCTGCGCATCTTGTGCGGTGATGAGACGTTTGAAATAACCTCCGTCGAGGACGTCAAGGGGCGCGGAATGTACCTCGAAGTCCTTGCGAAGAAGATACAGAGGAGTGAGTGACGTGACATACAACAGAGCTATGAAAACAGCGCTGTCAACGCTGTCCGTACCGCACTATCACAACGTTTCCCGCGGAAAAGATGCCGAGTATATCGTGTGGTCGGAGGCGGGAACAGGCGGCCTGATAGCCGACGGACGTATAAAAAACCGCTCTCAGCGTGTTGCGGTCGATTTTTTCACGAAAACCGAATACTCTCCCGTGCCGCTACAGATACAGGCGGCGCTAGAGGAAGTCGGCTTCGCGGTCGACCCCGATATTAATTATGATTACGAGGAAGATACTGGGTATATGCACTACGCATTAACTGCGGAATGGGAGTTATGATATATGGCACACATTGGCACAAGCGGGTTTGAGGATTTCTTTCGAGAAATGCAGACTCTCGGCGAAGACATTGACGAGATTGCAGATGAAATGCTCGAAGCAGGTGCGGAAGTTGCTGTAGAAGCGTGGAAAAATGTCATCAAAGAGCACGATTATATCGATACGGGTGATATGCTCGCGTCGGTCGCCCCAAACAAACCTACAAATCTTCGATCAAAAAAATATAAAGGTCCGCGAAGTATAGAGGTCTATCCGCAGGGGGAGGATCGCAATGGCATGAGCAACGCCGAAAAGGCGTACATCCTTCACTGGGGCACCTCAAATCCAAAGAGACGCGGCTCGCGTTTTGTCGACGAGGTCGACGATAAAGCGGGAAGAAAAATATGTGAAGCCATGGAAAAGGTCATGGATGAACATCTCAAGAAAATATAACAGAAAGGAATAGTGCAATATGGCAAAAATAGGAATGAAAAAACTGTGTGCAGCAGCAATCTCTGCCACAGAATACGGCACGCTGCCGACATACGGGACGGGCTTTATGGTCGGCGCTGCAATCGAGGGGCAGGTGACTATCAATAACAGCGATACACCGCTGTGGGGCGATAACCGTCGTGTGAACGAGGATAAGTCGTTTACGGACGGTACTATCACGCTCGGCATCGATGAGTTCGGCGACGGAACAGTCTCCTCAAAGCAGGAAGTTGAGGCGCTGCTGAC